AATCAAGCAAAAGAGCTTCTCCGTGAAACTTCTACCATGGCCGGTGGAGATGTCGAAGGTTTTGCAGCCGTCGCATTCCCCATTGTCCGTCGTGTTTTCGCGGGACTGATTGCTAACGATCTTGTTAGTGTTCAGCCGATGAGTCTCCCCTCGGGTCTCATCTTCTTCCTCGACTTTACTGTAAGTCGTGACCAAGGTGATGGCGCCAACGATCAGTATTCGCGTTTGGCCTACAACTGGTCCAGTTCTTTCTACGGTGGTGGAAAGGTTGGCTCCGAGATCACTGGTGGTGTGGAACTTGACGAGTATGGCGTAGGCTATGCTGGTGGTGCGTATAACCTTAATAACGGTTATTCGTCTCCAACTGGATCTGCTTTAGGTAATGCAATCACCTTGACTCCCCAAGCAGGCGCTTATGGCGTCTTTGGAAGTCAGGAAAGTTCAGCATCTGTCCTTAATAAGGCAGTTACTTGGGATCCGGATTTGGTTTCCGGTTCGACCTGGGTCGCTGAGGTGACAGTTCTGGTGGGTGGCATGGATCAGTGCAGCACTGATGGACCTCAGTCCTTCAACGTCTCCAGTTCTGGCGGAAACGGCATTCTGAGAACAAATCTTGGACCTGTCGCTAGTTCGGCACGGTTGATTCGTCGCCACACTCAGGTTGTTAGCTCATCCGGCACTCCTCGTCTGAAGCTTGTCTTCGTGAGTACGGGTAGTGATGGTGGTGATACTAACGGCAATGCCGGTAATGTTCAGGAGCTTTCTACGATGGTTCTGGGTGCTTTGACATCTAGTCTTAATACCGTTTCGTGGGCACAAACCGATGACCTCGTCGCCGGTGGTGCTCTGGGTTCAGTTGTTGGACAAGCTGTCTGGGGACTGGAAAATCAGCAGAACATCCCCGAAATCGACATCAAGGTCGATTCCGTGGCGATTACCGCAGTAACCAAGAAGCTGAAGGCTAAGTGGACTCCGGAGTTAGGACAAGATCTTAACGCCTACCACAACCTGGATGCTGAGGTTGAGCTTACGAGCATTCTCTCGGAGCAAGTCGCTCTTGAGATTGACCGTGAGATTCTTGCGGATCTCGTCAATGGTGCAACCGCTAGTACTTACTACTGGTCGCGTTCTCCCGGTATGTTCTTAAACCGTGAGACTGGTGTTGAGGTTGGTGCGTCTACTAAGGCTCCCGATTTCACCGGTACTGTGAGCGAATGGTATGAGACTCTGATCGAAACCATTAATGATGTGTCCGCACAGATTCACCGCAAGACTCTGCGGGGTGGTGCAAACTTCGTGGTCGTTGGACCCGAACTTGCCAATCTCCTTGAGTTCACGGCTGGATTCCGTGCTTCTGTCACTAATGATGATGAGAAGGGCTCCATTGGTGCTGTCAAGGTGGGATCACTTTCCAAGAAGTTTGACGTCATTGTTGACCCATACTTCCTGCGGAACGTGGTTCTCGTCGGACGTCGCGGATCTTCTTTCCTTGAAAGTGGATTTGTGTACGCACCGTATGTGCCACTGCAGACCACACCCACCATCTTTGGCCCCGAAGACTTCGTGCCCCGTAAGGGCGTGATGACTCGTTACGCCAAGAAGATGGTCCGTCCGGATATGTACGGTCTTGTCATCGTGCGTGGACTCTTGGGCGAATCAGGTCAATAGATTAGTCCTCTATAAAACAATTCCCCTGTCGCCTTCGTGTGGCAGGGGTTTTGTTTTGGGAGATCAAAAACCAAAATGTCGATTTACCAAATTTTTCCCCCGGTAAATTTTTGAGATTTTCGTTTTATGAATAGTTGCAGGCGCCTTTGCTTATGAACAACTAATTAGTTTAGCAGAGGACCCCTTTTATGCCAACAGCCCTTGATCCTATTTCAACCACTAGCGCAATTGTGCTTACTTCAACGGGAAGTGCCACCAAAGTAACCGGCTCGTTGCCCTTTGGAGCCTACACCTCGTCAGCCGAATTCATTACCGGTGCTGTGGCTCAAGTTGCTTTTGTATATAAGAAACTAGGAGGAGATGTAGTTGACATTGAGTTAACGCCCTCTAACGTTTATGCTGCTTATGAAGAAGCTGTCTTAGAATACTCTTATATCCTTAATCTCCATCAAGGCAAAAATACTCTAGGCAGCATGTTGGGAAGCACAACGGGCACTTTCAATCATTTAGGGGATCTCACCGCTAGTCCGCTTTCATCTAGTTTGAGCGGCACCCACGTAGCCCTCAAATATCCAAAATTCAAGTTTCAAAGCGCTCGTACTGTAGCAGATGGCGTTACCGCCTATGGGGGCATGGGAGGGGATGTTCGACATTATTCGGCCTCCTTTAAACCTACACAGGACGTACAAGACTATGATATTCGCCAAATTATCATGGATGCTTCAGATAGCGGCACCGACGAGGCAGGCAATGCTGTCGATTACGGCGGCAAAGTTAATAATAAGCGTATCAACGTCACTAAAGTTTTTTTCCGCTCTCCTAGGGCAATGTGGCGCTTCTATGGGTACTATGGCGGCGTAGGTGTCGTTGGTAATTACTCGACTTACGGCCAATTTGCTGATGACTCCACATTTGAGATTATTCCTACATGGCAGAACAAATTACAGGCTATCATGTACGAGGATTCCATCCGGACTCGAACTTCCAATTATTCTTATGAATTGATTGACGGCAGATTACGATTGTTCCCCACACCGAGCTATTGGGGCCTGGGAGAGATGGATCGCATTTGGGTGCAGTTTTATGTAGAAGATAGTCCCTGGGAAGGTCGGAGTGGCGCCTCGGGAAGTGCAGATGGGATCAATAATGTCAATACCCTTCCATTCGGCAATATCCCTTATGAAAACATCAATGCCATTGGAAAGCAGTGGATTCGCAAGTATGCGTTAGCTCTCTGCAAGGAGATGTTGGGTCAAATCCGCGGCAAATTCACGACAATGCCTATTCCGGGCGAGAGCGTGACTCTAAACCATTCAGAATTGCTGGCCCAAGCCAAAGAAGAGCAAGCGGCCCTCAAAGACAAGCTCAGAGAGCTTCTTAAAGAAATGGAGTATGTGCAACTCACGAAGGATGATTCGGAACGTGCCAAGGCCGCGTCCGAGACAATGTTCTTCTCCCCGTTGCCCATATTTGTGGGATAACCCATGTCTGATAATGAATGGAAAAGACCGCCCGCACCACCCCCGCCTCTTTTCTTAGGGAAAAAAGAGCGAGATCTAGTAAAACAGGTTAATGATGAGTTAATTGAAAAAGTCATTGGCCAGCAAATCTTATATTATCCCATTGATCTAGAAACTACCAATTTTCATGAATTATATGGCGAAGCCCCTGACAAAACCTATTTGCCCCCAGTCCGTGTATATGCACTGGTAGAGTTTACCGACTATGTTACTGAATATATGGAAAATATGGGAATTGACAAGTCCTGGGAAATTGTGGTCCACTTCCAGCGTAGAAGGCTTACCGAAGATCAGGATTTGTATGTCCGTGAAGGGGATTTTGTACTATATGGCGATTTTTTCTATGAAATCGTAAAGCTGTCGGAGCCGAAGAAGCTTTTTGGCCAAGTAGAGCACAGCTTTGAAATTACGGCTACTTGTAAGAGAGCCAGAAAGGGACTATTCGATGCTACCTGATAATTTTGATTTTGCGATGTTGCCCGTAGGTACTGAACGCGCCGTAGGTCTTAAAGAGATCGGAATGTTGGCCTCTACTCTAGAGAATATTGATTATTCCCTGGTGTCGTGGGTAAAAGAAGATTTGAAATTGGGAACCCGTACCAATGAAGGCTTTGTAACCACTCCTGTGCTCTGGCAGGCACCCGAAAGAGCGTATCAGATTAAGCACAAAAAAGATTTAAGAGATGACGCCGGCGCTTTAAAGCTTCCCCTCATTAGTGTAGAACGCACNGCNGTTGTGAAAGATCCCCAGAAAAAAGGCTCCTTTCAAGCACATTATTATTCTAAAAACAAAAACGGCAGATCAGGAAGGTTTATTATTGCAAAGCGCATTGTTCCAGATAAAACTCGGAATTTTGCTATAGCTAGCGGAGTTCG